TATCAACAACGCGCTCCTCAGGGATTTATCGATGCGTTTTGTAGGACAAAAGTGTTTAAAGAGAATGTAGCGTTTGTTAATGAAAGATTCAACGATGTCCCATGGTCAATCAAAGATTACGAAGAGGTCAGTGCTCAGCCCTGAGCTTGCAAGCGTATTCCTGTCAGCTCCTTATTTTGAAACAAAACCTTTGACTCAAAACCTCGAAGACTACACAAACTTCTTTAGATGGAATGAACCAAAGACTCAGATTGAATACGCCGTCCTTAAACTACTAGAGATGGAGCAGTACGACTGTTCAGGTAAGATTATTGAGTATTGGTTTCAGCATCAAGTTAGCGAGCAGCGCCTTGAACCACATTGTGACTACAATCACATTATACGCAAAGGATCAATCTATCAGGACTCCACGTGGCTTCACACGGTAGACAAGAGTCTTGTTATGTCCCCTGTGACAATAGGATGTTATCTAAAAGTTGGTAATACAATAGGTGGAGAGCTTTGTATATCTGATAAGGATTGGTTCAGCGAACCCAAGCCAATGAATGTTAACCCAGATGAAATATTGCAGCATCCTTACGAAACGTTCATGCCCCGAGACAATGACATTATATACTTCGAGGGCAGTAGATACTTTCATTGGATCAATACAGTGATCGAAGGTGAGAGAAAGAGTATGATGATTAATTTTTGGCCAGGAGATATGGAAGTATGAATCAGATATGGCAGTTTTGGCATGCACACCTACAGGATGCAATGATTGACGACATTATCAAGCTAGGCAATCAGTATCCAGTAGCTAATGCTGGGCTTGGCTTCGATGGATCTTCTATCAACGACCAGTATAGATCTAGCGAGATTAGATGGATTGATCCTAACCACCCTCACAATAGGTTTCTAACTGACATGCTGTGGTATTTTGCTAACGAAGCCAATAAGAATGCTTTTGGCTTCGATATCAACTACATTCCAGACATTCAGTATACGAAGTACACGGCCACTGAAAACGGTAAGTATGATTGGCACCACGACACGTTCTGGGCAAACCCAACAACGTATGACAGAAAGTTATCGATTGTCATCCAGCTAACAGATCCATCCGAGTATGAAGGTGGGGACTTTGAGATCGATCCACAGTATGCTCAGTTGCCGGTGGATCAGATTAGAGCCAAGGGTTCAGTTGTAGTGTTTCCATCGTTCCTAATTCACCGTGTGACTCCTGTCACGAAGGGTGTACGTAGATCGCTAGTTTCATGGATCCAAGGTCCTAAGTTTCGATAAATAACTAAAAAGAAACCTAGGAACTATGCTATGGCCGTACCACAAACAAGAGCCCAATTCAAAGAATATTGTCTCCGCAAGCTAGGAAAGCCAGTAATAGAGATCAATGTCGACGACGATCAAGTTGAAGATCGTATTGACGAAGCTCTAAAGAAGTTCTACGACTTCCACTTCGACGGGTCGGAAAAGGTATACTACAAGCACCAGATCACTCAGACTGATATTACTAACAAGTATATCACGATGCCTGAGAATATCATGGGCGTTGTCAACATCTTCTCTATCTCTGATCCCGCAATCCGCTCGGACGACCTATTCAATATCCGCTATCAGATTGCTCTGAACGATCTGTATACTCTTACATCTGTATCAATGGTTCCGTACTACATGGCAATGGAACACTTGTCGTTGCTAACGGAAATGCTTGTTGGTAAGATGCCAATCCGCTACAACCGTCACACAGACAAGCTATATGTTGATATCGACTGGGGCACAGTTAATGTTGGGGAGTATCTTCTAGTAGAAGCATATGAGGTTGTAGACCCTGATGTGTACACTGATGCTTGGGGTGACAACTGGCTTCAAAAGTATTGCACAGCTCTTATCAAAAGACAGTGGGGCTCAAACCTTACTAAGTTCTCCGGAATGCAGCTTCCAGGTGGCGTACAGTTTAACGGTGAGAAGATTTACGATGACGCTGTAGCTGAGATTGAAAAGATAGAAGAAAATCTTATCAGCTCTTACTCTCTCCCTGTGGCTGATATGATAGGCTAATATAGTGTCTGCATCATTCTATTTCAACAACTTCAACAGCTCTATGGAGCAGCAGCTAGTCGAAGATCTAGTCGTAGAGTCTATCAAGATTTACGGCAACGATGTCTTTTACTGCCCTCGTACTGTAGTAAAGCTAGACGAAATCTATGGTGAGGATCCTATCTCCGAATACAAGTCAAGCTACATGGTTGAGATGTATATCAAGTCTGTTGATGGATATGAGGGAGATGGAGTATTCCTATCTAAGTTTGGCCTACAAATCAGAGACCAGATTACGTTTACTATTGCTAAGAGAACGTTTGACGCAGAGGTTGGTCAGTATATTAGTAAGACTGTTCCTCAAGAAGGTGATATCATCTTCTTCCAGTTAAATCCACAAAGAGCTCAGATCCTTCAGATCAAGTACGTCAATGACCGCTCTATTTTTTATCAGCTAGGTGGTCTGCAGGTATATGATCTGGTGTGCGAGCTATTCGAATACTCCAACGAGAAGTTCAGCACCGGTGTTGCTGCTCTAGATGCAATCGAAGCAGAATACACAACCAACGAGCAGGCGTTCCGCCTGCTCACACAGGATGGTTTTGCTATCACCGATCAGGATGGCTATGACATTATTCAAGGTCAGTACAACTTCGACAGTCAGACCCAAGACTACGGCTCCGATAACCTCGAGATCGATATGGAAGCAGATGACATTCTAGACTGGACAGAGATCGATCCATTTAGTGAGGGGCTGGCGTAATGTTTGGACAGACATGGAATCATAACACGATTCGTAAGTACATTGTTCTATTCGGAACACTGTTCGACAGCCTATACATCACTCGTGAGAACGCAGCTGGAGAAACTGTCCAGACGTTCAAGGTTCCTCTTTCATATGGACCTAAGGAAAAGTTTCTTGCTCGTATCAATAACGACACAGGACTGAATCAGCCAATTGCGATGATTCTTCCTAGAATGTCGTTTGAGCTACTTACGATGTCGTATGCACCCGATCGCAAGATGAACACTGTTAATAAGGTTCACAAAGCGAACCCCACTGACCCTAATCAGGTTCTGTATCAATATTCCCCTGTTCCTTACGACTTCACATTCCAGCTTGCCATCATGGTTAAGAATGCGGAAGATGGGACAAAGATTATCGAACAGATTCTGCCATACTTCACCCCAGAGTGGACGGCATCTGTCAATCTTGTTCCAGATATGAACGGCAAGTATGACATTCCGATCATCTTCAACGACATCTCATCGGAAGATACATATGAGGGAGACTTTGCTACACGCAGAGCTCTAATCCACACACTGACGTTCACCGTGAAGGGCTACTTGTTTGGTCCTACACGTAAGTCGGAGATCATTAAGGATATTGATGTTAACATTCGTGTGCCGGCATCAGATGCATCGCCGATGATTGCTAACACACTTGTCACTCCTACAGCTATTATAAATATCAAGCCAGGTCTTACGGCGAATGGACAACCTACGTCCAACGCTGCTCTATCTGTTGCGCCCGATGAAATCGACGTGAGCGATAACTATGGGTTCTTGATTGATTTTACGGAGAACTTCTGATGTCCAATATTGATGATGCGCTCGGTTTAAATCCTATAGTTCCTTATGGGGACACAGTCCAGTATCCCGCAAAACGCGATGATAGTCAACAGGAAAACGACCTTGATTTCGCTAGAGAAAACCTCTATGATGCAGTTGTCAAGAGCCAAGCAGCTGTAGAAGACATGATTGCTATTGCTCAGCAGTCCCAGCATCCCAAGGCGTATGAAGTCCTAAACTCTCTTATCAAAACATTTGCAGACGTAAGTTCTGGCATCGCAGACCTCCAGCTCAAGAAGCAGAGGTTGAATGGCAAGGCACCAGCTGAGGACGGTAGTAAGGTAGTAAACAACAATCTGTTTGTTGGGTCAACAGCTGAGCTCCAAAAGATGCTTGAGAATCTAAAAAATGGTGATACCTAGTATCGATAAGGGTTATAATGGTAACCCACTTCTTAAGAAAGCAAGGAAGCAGATTGCTTGGACTGCGGAGCAGGTTCAAGAATGGCTTAAGTGTGCTCAGGATCCTGTATACTTCGCAGAGAAGTACATTAAGATTGTTCACGTGGATCATGGATTCATTCCTATCCGCATGTATGATTATCAAAAAGAAATCGTATACAAGCTACAAAACAATCGCCGCGTTACGGTTGTCACATCCAGACAGGCTGGTAAGACAACTACAGCCGCTGCGATCATTCTTCACTACATTCTGTTCAACGAACACAAGACAGTTGCTCTTCTAGCTAACAAGGGCGATGCTGCTAGAGAAATTCTAGACCGTATCAAGCTAGCATATGAAGCTCTCCCTGATTGGTTGCAGCAAGGTGTAGAAGAGTGGAACAAAGGAAACATCACTCTTGAGAACGGTTGTAAGGTTCTTGCTGCTGCTACTTCCTCGTCGGCCATTCGTGGTAAGTCGATCTCGCTACTGTACATCGACGAAGCGGCGTTCGTAGAGAACTGGGACGAGTTCTTCGCGTCTGTTTTCCCTACGATTTCATCTGGTGAAACAACCAAGATCCTATTCACTTCTACTCCAAATGGTCTGAATCACTTCTACAAGACGTGTGAGGGTGCTAAAGAAGGCATCAACGGCTACGAATTTGTTGAGGTTCCATGGCAGCGTGTACCTGGCCGCGATGAGAATTGGTACAAAGAAACTCTTGCAGCGATGGACTTCGACTACGAGAAGTTCGCTCAGGAATTTGAGTGTGCGTTCCAAGGTTCATCTGGTACACTGATCTCAGGTGCTTGTTTAAAGACTCTAGTCGCTAGGGTTCCTCTTGGTGAGCATGATGGATTCAAGCAATACTTCAAGGTAGAGCCTGACCATAAGTATGTAATCATAGCTGACGTATCAAGAGGTAAAGGTCTTGACTACTCAGCGTTTCATGTCGTAGATACTACTACGATGCCTTACCAGCAAGTTGCTACCTACAGAAACAACATGATCACACCGCTAGACTATGCTGGTGTTATTCATAATGTTTCTAAGATGTATAACAGCGCCGTGATTCTTGTTGAAACAAACGATGTCGGCGCTCAGGTGGTTGACTCA